GCCAGTCCGGGATTAACACCATCTCTGAATACACGTAACGCCCGTACGTCTCCCACGGATACCACAATCGCCCCAGGTATTCCGACTCTTCGCCAATGAAGTCCACGCATAGGTGCCCGCTGATGATGGTGTGGCGCTCGTCGATGAGCACGCGCTTTCGCGGAGCCTTTATCGGCTTCCCTGAAGTGCTTGGGTCGGCTAACTCAATCTCTTCGCGCATCAGTCGGCGCAAACTAATCTCGTTGTCTTCCACAAACCGGCGAGAGCCCGCTTTATCCAGCACCTTCTGACAAGCGTCCTCGGAAAACACCGGTTTCGATTCGCCAGTCAACGGGTTAATCGAATTAACCTTGCTCCAGTATTTCAGGAAGTCGATGTCGCGAATCGACATCTCCGTCACGTAGCCTGACTCGTTCAGCGAATGGAAGCCTGGCTCGGGGAACACGTCACCGGAGAATGGAGCATCCAGCACCGGACCGCGATAGCGCATCGTGGAAACCTTCAGCGAAGTCTGGTCGCCCATCGTTTCCACCATCATCGACATTTCTTGTTCGCTGAATGGCGTCTGGTCTTTCAGCCGGTCCCCAAACCGTTGCACCAGGCTAGATACCTGCTCGTCATCGGAGTTCGCCAGGTTGTTGAAGTCTTTGGGTTCGAGCGTAGTGGTCAGCTTACGCAACTGCCGCACCACCGGAACTTCGTCGTAGTAGCTTTTGCCGATGGCCCAACCGATTCCGTAGGCCACGTTCACTATCCTCTTGAATGCTCGCTGCGATTCTGCCCGGTCCCAATTAAACATCAGTTTCGCGCTGGTCTTGTCCCGCATCGCTTGGCCTTGCGGATTGTCCGGGCCACCGCGTACTCGCAGGTTGGGAGGATTGCGCGTCAGCCGTGAGGTTCCCCGCCGCAGCATATTGAAGTGGTCAGGCGTGCAAACATTCGTGCGCGTGTGGTCCTCGCGCAGTTCGCCCGATTCCTTATCCTTGTACATGTTCGGACGCACCCGCCCGTGAATGTTTTTGTAAATCTCTGCCCATTCTGAGTAAAAATTATTGTTGAAATATCTTTGCGAGGCTCGCCGCTGTTCCAGTATCTCTTCTTTCAACTCATCAGGGGATTTCTCTTTGTCGGACTTGTCCGCAAAACTTTGCTCTGGCATTGCTTTGTCCCATCCCTACGGTCCGAATGGCCGAATACTAGAGTCGCCCGCCTATAAATTCAAGATGTGTTATCCTACTGCCCGCTTGTCCCAACGCACCGGGGGAAATGCTCTTGCTGGATATGTGACAACTCCTTCTGAGACTTCCCCCCGGAGCTATTTCATCGCTTTGCTCCTTTTTACTCACAAACCTCACAACCCATCAAATGATGCTTGGGACAGTAACGGTTCTCCCATTTATTCTTCTTCGGCTTTGGCTCCCGCTTCTGCACCTTCTTCTCGATGGTCCTACTCACCACAATATCTGGCCGTTTGGGTCGTCCAGGTTTGAGCTTCTTTCTGTTCCAAGCCAGAGTTAGACACTTCGCGCACCTGGCCGGTATTTGTCCCACCGGCAGGTACCCGGACCAACGGTGCCCACATTGGTCGCACGTGTACAAGGATGCTGCATTCTCTTCTATCATCCAGCCAACCTACCCCACCACCGGTTAATTGTGCAAACATTATTGCATGTCCTTTGCAAATAATTAGTTTCAATACCCCAGGTTTGGATATTGCGGAACGAAAACGTCGTCAATTCGCTTCGGAGTCACGAATCTTGGCCTGCTCGTCCAGATATACGCGAGACAATCCAGCAAGTGTTTCTGGTAACTGATAGGCCGTTCGTCTGTGAGAGTTTCGGCTTCACCTTCCGGGAACCGCACGTTCTCAAACTCTTCAATCGTTTCGTAGTTCTCTTCGAATACGGTCAACTGTGGAGGCAGTGTATGGCCCGCTCCATCGAGCGATTGAGTGAGCGCCTGCCCGATGTTGTTGTAAGCTTTGGCGAGGTTGTCATGCCCTTTCTTTGCAGAATCGAAGTTAAGTCTAACTATCTCATTAGGTTTGCCCGCTTTGTTTGCCGCTTCACTAAGTCGTATGCCCGCCTTGCGATAAAGTTCGAAGTAATCTTCATCTTCATCTGCGTTCCCACTGGCATGACCGTAGGTATCCATCACACGCCGAAACACTTTCAAACGCTTGCCACGTGCCCACTGGAATGGCGACGGCTTCAGCTCCGAGTCGGACTCAAACATTTGGATTGCTTCTGCTATGTCGGCAACCTTCCAACGAATACCATCGACGGGCCCGTACCGGGTTCCGAATTCAGGCCAAAGTTCTCCACAGACAACCCCATCACCATGCTTGTTCACTGCATACCAGAGACAGGCGTGGGCGGTTCGGGGATGCGGGTCAAGCCCCATGTAGAGAGTCCAGCGGTCAGAGTCAGAGACATCAAATTCGGGAATCGCGTTAATCTCGCGGTGCCATTCGGGGTATAAAAGCTCTCCCTCTAGGGCTTCGTATTGGATGTCCATTTCTCGACGAAAACGGGCTTCCGAAGTGTACTTGGCACGCAACGCAGCCACTTTCTCTTCGTTCATGGTGGGGTCTGCGGTGAAGTGAAGTCTGACTACGGCTATACCTGCACCGGGCTGGCCTGGCGGAATCCTTCGAAGGCTTAGACCTTCCACCCTTACCCCCCTGCTGAAAATCGCTCTACGGGCTTCCTATTACGTTTTTAATGGGACTTAACTGCTCTACTAGGTTCCCCGACGCCATTTCGCGAAGGATTCTTTCTTCTGGACCGCTATTTCCGCCTTCAGTTCTCGCTTGGCCTGCCAAACCGTCTCCAGTGCCGCGTCAATAGCCATTCTTTCGTGACCCGTAGGGGGCAATTTTCGACGCAAACTCCAAAGGTGATGCCCAACCCTTACCAATTTCAAAACGCGCCTATCCGGTTCGCAGTGGTCATATCTGCTCACAGGTCTTCCCTCACCGCGCATTTAGTTAAACGCCGAAACCAACTTGGCGCTGCCGAAGAAATTACTTTCACCTTGAGCACCTTGGAGCTGATGGCCACGTCGAACGCTTCTCCGCCGTTCTCGATGAAACAGGCTTCGTCAATCAACAGCCTGGTTGGATGTTCCGAGCGGATTTTATTCGAATCTTTACCTGGTAGCGCCAGGCACTTCCCGCCCGCCGCAAACTCCAGCGTGTCGACTGCCTGCCGGTCGCGCGGCCGCTTTAGTGGAAACGCTTGCTTCAGAAACTCCGTCTGCTGCTCCCACAACGTCCAGGCGTACCGAATCAGCAACAAAGAACGGTCCATGTCTTGACACCAGTAAATTGCTTTCGCCGGGGGATGTGTCATCACGTAGTGCATATCATCAGCTACCGCCCACCAGCTCGCCATCATCGTACGGCTCTTCTCTACAAATAGAATCGACTCGCGGCTAGCCAGGTCTTGCAACACATCAAAATAGGGATAGTTGGGGAAGGGTTTGAACGGGTTCGTCAGGTCTTGCTCATCCTGCGTCTTCGTCCCGTTCCTCATCCACCAAAGAGGGTTGACGATTGACCGCGCTTCGCTCGGCAAGTCTTTCCATAATCCCTTCCGCAATTCGGGAGTCAGCGACGACCATATGTACAGTAGGTCCGGAGGATTGAGCGATATTGCCGTACTCCGGTTGCGGGTAGAGGTTGTGGAGCTTCGCGAGTTCGACTCCTGCACGCAATTGGATTTCATGTGCCTCAACTTCTCTCGTCTCAATTACTACACCGCGATTGTCAAAAAACTTTGTCTCTTTTGCTTCCAGTTTGTCTACAAACTTTTTTAGCAGTCGCTCCACCGGACAGCCAATCTGTTCCAGGATTTCCGGGGCGGTTTGCCTTAGACTTTTCAGTGTGTTGTATCCAGCCCGCCCACTGTACCCAGCCTTCCTGGTCGCTTCTGCAATGGTCAACCCCTTCGACAAAGCCAACAGAAATTTGCGCCGCTTCGCGTTCATAGGCGGCTTCTTAACTAGATGAGTTTCCCGAACTATTTTTCCGTTCACTGTTTCACCATCGAGATTGCTTTCCTTCGCGCCGCGCTCCACGTGCGAAAGCCTCGCCGCCGCCCTTCGCCTCCCGCACTGCCTTGGCTTTCTCCCGGCATGGTCGGCAACGCTTCGGCGCGGGCCAACCCTGCTCTGTAAAGAACTGTTGGTCTTTCTCTGGAAAATCAAACTTAGTGCCGCAATCCACGCACTGCAAAATCACTGGCACGCCTTCTTTTCCTCTCATCTTCTGCCCACTGCAAAACCACTCCTAACGGGTACCGACTTCGCAAATCTTCAATTCTGAGAAGCAAAGAACGGGACGGGTGGTCTGTCACAACCATCGCTAACCGGCGCGTCGTTATCCGCCCGCTGCGCGACACAGCCTTTACCTCAAACGCAGTGGCACTGCTGGAGCGATACCGAACAAAATACTCAACATGTACAGTAGGAAAATTACCAGCACGACTACCACCGCGATTTTCTTGAACGGTTCAGGAATCGGAAGCAGAGTCACAATCCAATAAATTAGCCCGAACACAATCACTACAACCAACAAAGTGAAAAGGAATCCCATTTTTTTCTTCTCCTAGCTCCTGTTGCACAGCGTGAAATTCACAGTGTTGTTGGTCGGATACTTGTCTTCTTCCGAGTCTTGGTTTATTTCATGGGTTGCGGGGTCGCCTGGCGCTGGCGTCTCCTCGCGCACAATGCGTTCTGCGGATTCTTCATCGAGCAGACGTTCGAAGTCTTCGCGGGAGTGTTTACCTACTAGGTTTTTGGGGTCAAACATGGGAATCCTCACTCTCCGATAACTTTAGCTCATGCTAGGGGCAAGCCTACTTCACAAAAACTTGGCAATTGAACTTTGCTTCTTGAAGCCTGGCTCTCCCACATGCGCCTTGGGCGGATGCCCCTTCACATGGTGCGGAAAGCCCGTGACTTTAGACTTCTTGGCTTTCTTGCGGTTGCGCTTCACTCCGCCCGGATTCTTCGACGGCAACCCCTCCAGCTTTCCCTCTGGAACTTGCTCTCCACGCATCACCATCGAACCGTGCCCTTCCGCCTTTGCCGCCCGCAGTGCTTCTCCAAACTTGTGGCCGCTGTGGAAGTGGAAATCTCTCATACTGTTCTCCTTCAAAGTTTTTTTGCTAAGCGCCGCCCTCTATCCGAAGCGTACTCGCGTTTGCCTCGCTTCGCTGCTCTCTGTTCCGACATCTTGATAGCGATAGCTTGCTTCCGCGATTTTACCAGTGGACCTTTCTTACTTCCCGAATGGAGTTTTCCACTGGCGAATTTTTTCATTACCTCTTCGGCTGGCATCGGATTTACTTGCGCCGGTTCCCGTATGCAGGGTTCGTCCGACGTATGTTCTTCAAGCCAGGCACCGGCTGATGCCCGTGCTCCACTGCCGGAGCTGGAACACTTGGCCTGCTGTCCGCCTTATGGTCCCCACCCTTGATTTGCGGCATGGGCGGTTTGGTGTTCACTGCATTCGGTCTTGGATTGTGGCAGGTTTTTCCTTCCTTCTGCTCACGTCCAGCCGAAAAGGTTTGCTCCACTACTCGCGGCTCGTGTAGTTGGCTAGCTTCTGGTGCGTGTGGGTCGCGTGGGTCGCTCATAACTAGTGTGTCCTCCCTATTTTTTGAAGGGAGAAGAGAGAGAAGCTAGGGCTTGCCTCCCCCTCTCTCCCTCTCACCCCCAGGGAAACCTACTTCTTCGCGTGTTGCTTGCTCGGAATGGTTGTCCCGTAAACGATTTTCATTGAAGTGGGCGTTGCAGCCTGAATGCTGATTGTATCGGTCTGCTGCACTTGCCCAGCAGAGTTGGACGCACTGTAGTTGATGTCGGCGGTCCCACCCTCGACGAGCGACGTGAATGGAATCACGTTCGGCGTCGAAGGGTCGGGACTGCCAATCTGTACTTGTGTTGGGTCGCTGCTCACTGCGGAAATTGAACAGCTACCGGTAATGTCCGCACCCGACTGGTCCAGAACTTGGACAGCCGCGCTGTTTGGTCCTAGCGGGACTACTATGTTCATTTCTCTCCCTCTCGGTTTAATTGGTACTGATAGTCTCGTTTCATTTCCGTGGGAACACTTTGCTCCCCAGGAGTTAAAAGTTTCTCAATGTTGCCGAGCACTTCCACTGCTGTCTTCTGTACGGTAAGACTTGCGTTCGCCGTCGCCAGAGCGTCTTTGCTGTTTTGTAGAATCTGCGCGGAGACAAGATTGCCCTGGTTCGCGGCGTCCAGATTCTTTTTCGCGATTGCGAGTGACTGCTGCGCCGTGTCCAGCGCACTCGTCGCAACCTTCAAGTTCGCTTTGCTGGTTGTGTCGATGGATTGCAGGAGTGCCGCATTCGCTTTCGTGGCTGTATCTATCGAGGCTAGGGATGCAGAGCTTTGTCTCGCTACGCCCAAAATCAAAACAAGCGTGTCGAGAATCTTCTGGTCTAGGTTTCCGGACGGTGGAGCCTTCTCTTCCGGTTTCGGCGTCTTGCTCGCCATTGTTTCTCCAGGAAATGCGGGAAGCAACCCACTGAGGAAGGTGAATGCTCCCCCGCAACTCGGTGTTGAGGTCAACTCCCGGCGACGGTTCAGTTTCGTCTGGAGTCAAGTTTATATACGCCTAACCTTCAGGCGAAATCAAGAGCTAACTCGGCTCGCTTTCCTCTTCGCCAGACTCTTCTTCGCCAGACTCTTCTTCGTCAGACTCTTCTTCGCCGTCCTCGTCCTCACCGTTTTCTTTCCTCACCTTCACCTTCACTTTCTCATTCTCGGCAACCACCTGAATGCTTACTCCCTGAAAATTGTAGCTGGTTTTGTGATTCGTGTGCATGGCCGTTAGAATCTGTTCTTTCAATCCCTTCTCCGCCTTGGTTAAACCCATGCGCTTGTCACGTATCGCAGCGTAGTCTTCCGCCAGCACATTCAAACCATCTATCGCCGGGTCATCCATCTCCGGCAAGCGGGCCTGCCGAGGCTTGCGAGCCGCTGGCTTCACGGGTTGAAGTTCGCGTGTTTTCTTCTTTCGCTTCGCTGATTTCTTCGCTACTGCGTGACGCATCTTCCTAACTGCTGCTTTTGCCATAGTTCTCCTTTCAAGCGTGTACGTCTGAGTGACAGGCCCTACAACGACATTCTAGATTTCCCAACTCATCCCCGCCGCCGCGCGAACGCTCTAGCTTGTGGTGCGCATCCATTTCCGCCAGGCACAGCAACCTGGCACAACGCACGCAGCGCCGGTTATCGCGCTCCCACACTTCCTTCCTCCGCTTCATCCACCGTTTTCTATCCACCCTTCGCCTCCGCATCACTAACTATTTGCGCGGGGTCAACCTCTTTAAGCCACGCTACTCTTTGATATGCCCACTCTAGCCCCATCCTCACGCCGCGCTCTAGCAACTCAACTCCAGTTGGTGTAAGAGGCCCCTCGCGCTCAAAGTTTGCTAGTCGTTGCTTTATATCTTCCAGTTCGCGCTCGATGGCA